CTGACAGAATGAATTACACTGTTATCTACTTCGTAAATCTTTCCAACTTCTAAATGTTCTTCTTCTTCGCCTACTTTAAATATACACTTTTTATTTGTAGTAATTGGTATGTGTATATCGTGATTGTGTATTACTGATATCCCACCATCAATATGTGGCTTTAGTTCTCCGTAAGGTTTTAATTTAGCAAATAATATACTAATAAATCTTCCATATCCAAAATGTGTATAAAGTTTCATTTGCAACTTACGAAACCAAGCTCTATGATAATACTTATCATAAAACTCTGTTTGTGGTGCTTCTTGATGTGGTTTGCCTTTTGCATATTTCCACATTAAAGGAATAGTATCACAATCTCTAAATATTGTTAATTTAGTTTTCCTTTTATTTCCTAAAGGATTATCCCAATCATCTTCATCAAACTTGATTGGATAAGATGGCATACTGCCTATTTCTAAAATGCTTCCCATCTTTCAAAATCCTTCTTATAATAATCATAAATCAACTCCTTTACATCTTCCCTGTTATATGGGGATAACTGAGTAATTGATTTATGATGATTATTTTGTATTGTTCCTGTGCGTTCCCATATTGTTTGGTCTTCTAACCTGTGTACTTCTACTTCAGGTTCTCTGTAGTAGACCCATGCTGGTAAATACATTACATGAAAACTTCCCATTCTAATATGGGCTTTCTCAAAGTAATCTAAGTTTTGGACTGTTCCCCAATATGCACCATTCTTTAATGAAGATATTGCTTTCTTAGTCCAAGTTGTTATATCCCAGTCTATTATGAAATCGTTGTCTACATTATGTTTGTAAAGACTTTCCCATCTATCCAAAGGATGTCTTATAACTGTAAAATATTTATAGTCTGGATAATGAGGAGCTATCTGGTCATATGTTGCATGAATATTATTGAAAGTGTGACCAATAGTAGCTTGTCTTTTACCCTCGCGAACATAATCTCCTGCTATTCCATGTTGCCAATTTCTATGTAGAAGTGTAAACGAATTACCTTGTTTATAGAACTGGTCTATATAACTTCTAGTTATAGATATTCCTCCGCACTTAGGAATATGTATGTATACTTCTTTCTTAGGATGAATTATCATAGGTCGTACGTATCTTCTCCTGTCATCATTGTTTCTTTTAATTCTGACTTTTCATCAGGGTCAAGGGCAGTGTGAGGCCCAATCTTTAGTGTTTCCCAATTCATTTCTGAAGTAAAGTTTTCTGCTGCTCCACTTCTCATCTTATCACATTTAAACTTAATGCAAGGCTCTTCGTCTCCCCAATGCTGTATACTGTAAGCAGCATCAACAGCATCCAAGATTCCTTTTGAGAATCTTGCCTCTCCTTTCTAATTAGTCTGGAAAGCGGAGAGAACGAGAACTTTACTCTCTTGTGCAAGAGACTTAAGACCTTTTGAGATCTCAATCTGCTCGGTCCAATCATATTGACCTGAACGGGTTGGTGCGTTATGGCGTCTAACTTGGTTTAGATAGTCCACTATTACCACACCCAAGTTTGGTAACTGGGCTTGTTTTTGTCTTACTACGCTTATTATTTTAGCTAAAGTAAGAGATGGGTCATAGTGTATATCTATTTGAGGTATATCTGCTAACTTGTTTCTACTTAGTTGATAATGGAATTTGTCAAAATTTTGGTGGTCTTGCCACTCTTTATAACATTCCTCTCCACCATTGAATCTAGCAGCCCACCATTGTGCAACTTTATCCCATTCCATGGGACTCAGATTTTTTGCTTTGATTCGCTTACTAGGAACACCAGTTTGAATACCACAGATTCTCTGTAACATTTGTCTAGTGTCCATTTCAATAGTAAAGTATAGAGCTGATTTACCCTTAGCTTGGGCACTAGCTGCTATATTACAACAGGTAAATGATTTACCTCCACCACGCTGTCCACCGATAACGACCAAGTCTTTGGGAGAGAATTGATAGTCCAGGTCGTATTCTTGATTAAGACCGAGCGGTAAAAACTTGGCTAAATCTTCATCACTATCAAAAAGCTCGACAGTTTCCATGTCATCTGCTTCATCGTTAGTTTCTACGGAATCTTCTACTTGTACAACTATTTCTTGTAATAAGTCTATGTTTTCTCTTGCATCTGATATGGCAACTTGGTGTTCTACATAGTTCTCGATTTTTGATAATATTTCAGATTGTGTGAATTGATTTTTAAGATAGTCTAATAGAATTATAGACGGAACATCTGTTTCAACTGTTTCGATTGCATATATCTTTTCTTGTAAATCACGCGAACGAATTTCTAGCTTTAAATCTTCAAAGCTAGGTAAATTATTATACTTGTGAACATGCTTATCTACTACTTTCCACAGCTTTCGGTACTCACCTTCTGGGAAATAGTGTTCTTTCAGCCCATTCCAAGTCTGAAAGTCGCTATTCGCAATGATTTGCTTAAGTAATGCACTCTCTAGTGTCAAATTGTCTCTCCCAAAACAAAATTAAAGTTGAAAAAAAGGCGAGGCAACTACAGAAGCTGACTCGCCCGAATAAGAAAGGTTATTAACCTATTTCTTTTTTAGCAGCACCGTTGTAGTCTGCGCACTGAAGTCCTCTTCTTGTAAGCATGGTTTTGACACCTCTTACAGTTTTGCCGATTTGATCAGCAATTTCTTCAACAGTTAAGCCGTCAATATCGACTCCTGCTAAAGGGTCAGCTTTGCTAGAACCTTTGGTTTCTTTCTGCTTAGGAATAGCATTGATTTCACCTGCTCTAAGAAGTGATAATGCTTTACCTCTGATTGAGTTAACGCTTCTGCCCATAGCTTCTGCAATATCCTCAATAAAAGCACCGTCGTTTACTAATGAAACAAACTGGCTTTCTTCTTCCTCATTGTAAGACTTAACAGTCTCAACTTTAGGAGCTGGTTTAACATGCTCTGTAAGTTGCATGGAAAGAATTTTTCCTTGAATTGACTTAGCTGAGAAGCTTCCGCCTTCAAAGTTTTCAGCGATTTCTGCATATGTATATACGCCGCTGTTGTCTTGCACGAATGTGCTAAGAGTTGCTTCTTGCTCGTCTGAAAAAGACTTGCTTGCTGAAGCTGATGCTAATTCTACATCAAAACCCATTTTTCTAAGTTTTGAACTTACTGATCTAACAGATGTTTCTAACTCGTCAGCTGCGTTAGCAACTGTGTTTTGTGAGATTGGGGACTCACTTCCAACGAAGTCCACTAATTGTTGTGTTCTTTCGTCTGTCCATTTAGGTAATGCCATTTTATTCTCCAATTAAATGTTTAATATTACTAATTATTATAACACCTCGGTCACGAGCTGTTTGCGTTTTTGATGACTCGATACCACTCTCATTTATAAGATGTGTGCAATCCTTCGTCAAGGAGGATTTTACTATGAATCCATATTCATTTAGAACTTTTGTGGCAAATGCTTTAGTCGGGTATGACTTTAACTTACCTGTGATACAAACAACTCCTGTGACCTCTTTTTTCTTAATTATTTTATTATTCCATTTGAAAGGTAGTGTTGTCAAGTATTGATTAGGATAGAATTCAGTTTCTAACCACTGAATTAAGTTAGCTGATGCTTTTGGTCCGATACCTGCCTCAGTACAACTTTTCTCGCTAATATCTTCGATGTGTGATATTCTATCGCATAATTTTTGAGAAGCCGACCGACCAATAAGTGGTATTGAGAAAGCTGGTATCAAATCAACCAACTTACTTTGCTTTGACTTTTCAATCTCGGCAAAGAGTTTCTCAGCTATCTTCTGACTGCCTAATCTATCTTCAATATCTGAAACAGTAAGTTCATAAAGTTCTGAATAGTCTTCGATTTGCAACTTATTAAGAGTTGCTGGTCCAAGTCCTTTTATCTTAAGAGTTGAAGCGAAGTGTTCGACTTTCTTATCCCACTGCGCAGAACAGGTAATGTTCTCGCAAAACAACTGGTCATTGCGGTAGACTAATATGCTATCGCAACAAGGACAGTTGGTTGGTGGTATAATCTGTCTCACTTAGCTTCTCTCTCCAAAATATACATATATTATAGACGATTTTTGAACTGCTGTCAAGAACTATTTTTTCCGTGGTAGATGGGTAATTTTGAAACAAAATTTAGTTATCCTCCCCTTCATAAATGTGAGTATCCTCAATCATGTTTCGATTGTTCCATTGGAAGACCAAAGCCTGCCATTTCTTAACTAAATAATTTATCCAATTTTTTATCATATATATCTCCAATAATTCTTTTTGCCATTATCTTATGACCTTCTTCTAATGGATGGTCTCTTGGGCCGAATGGCACCCCCTCTCGTTTGCACATATCATAAAATGCTTCTTCTTTTAGAAAGGGAAGTTCCTTAAGATAGTCTTTTTGTTTCATATGTTCGACTACCCAAAGGTTATTTGCTCCTTCGTCTCTTTGTTCGTCTAGTGTATGCAGCAATGGTTTTGTTTGTCCATCGGACATATTGTAGAATAAATAAGGTATTCCTTTAGCCTCTAAAAAATACTTTGTACTTAATATATAATGTAAACTATATATTATATTGTATCTTGGAGACCTACCTAAATTACCCCAACCATTTATTGCTTCCCATTGTTGTAGTTTCATCTTCGGATGAAAATGTACTTCATTATCAGGTGCTGGTGTTAAAGACTTTTTATCCATTCTATATTTTATCCAAACTGCACTTCTCCAAGCATGGTAATCATCTAAGAACTCAAATCTATTTATTCCTGACCATACGATAATAACCAAATCCGCAGGCTTTCTTATCATATCATCGATAGTAGTTCTCCATATTCTGTCATTACTACCTCCGACTTTAGCATTATCCCACCATGTTTGATTAAATTCATTGCTAACAATATTTGCAAAAATATCATCAGGTCTGTTTTGAACTTCCATACCTCTTACAAAGCTGCATCCATTCCAATAAATCAAAATACCCTTACTCCATAATTTTTTGAAAATCTATCTGCGTCCTCTATGGTATTTACCATGGGTTCACCTTTAA